AACGAACCAAAACCGACTTGTAAATATCACGAAGAAAAAAAATTACCGGATATATGATGAGAGTCACAGAGGGTCGCAGAGAAAAGCAGTATTGGAATTTTTGGAGAGTAGTATTCGCAGGTTGGCTAATCAGATATCCAAAGACAATGGGTAAAATTATATTATTGCCCCTTGGGATTTTGATAGTACTGATATATAATGCGTTAGTTAATTAAGGAGATATGAAAAAAAATCCGGACAAAAATTTAACACCCACAAAGGTGTATCACATATACTTAAAGAATGAATGTATATTCTCAAATATCAAAGAGGATGAATTCAGAACAACATGGACAACCCTCAATAGTATAGTTGGTTTAATGAAAACTGATTATAATATTGAGGATTTATCATATGAGGAGTTAACCGTACAGAAATTAGAAGAGTGCTCTTATTGACAAGAGATATATAATCTGATAAAATTGAACTGAAGTTTTTAAGACTTATGGCAAAAGGATTCACTGTAAAAGCAAAAGCACCGACTCCAAGTAAATCAAAAGAGGAGTGGGACTATGATGCAATTAAAGAAAGAATGAAAGGAAAGGCAATTGTATTTTGTCTTCCAGGAAGAGGAGTATCATATACTTATCTGAAGAACTTTGTACAATTGTGCTTTGATTTAGTACAGAATGGTATGAGTATTCAGATTAGTCAAGATTATTCATCAATGGTAAACTTTGCACGTTGTAAGTGTCTTGGTGCAAATGTATTGAGAGGACCTGATCAAATTCCTTGGGATGGAAAACTGAATTATGATTATCAACTTTGGATTGATAGTGATATTGTATTTGACACCAATAAGTTTTGGCAGTTATGTGACGTAGCACTCACTGAAGATGGCACAGAACGTGAGATTGTTGCTGGGTGGTATTCTACAGAAGATGGTCGTACAACATCTGTAGCACATTGGTTAGAGGAGGATGATTTCCGCAATAATGGTGGAGTCATGAATCACGAAATGGTTGACAGTATCGGCAAGAGGCGCAAACCATTCACGGTAGATTATACAGGATTTGGATGGGTAATGATTCAGAAGGGTGTCTTTGAACATCCTGAGATGAAGTATCCATGGTTTGCACCGAAGATGCAAGTCTTTGAATCTGGTGCAGTACAAGACATGTGTGGTGAGGATGTCTCATTCTGTCTTGATGCAAAGGAAGCAGGCTTTGAGATTTGGTGTGACCCTCGGATTCGTGTTGGACACGAAAAAACTCGCGTTATTTGATAGGAGGTAATTTACAATGGCAGCAATGAAAGGTGGTAATTATGTGCCGAGTACACCAAAAAAGACTCGCCAAGGAAAGTCTCCACACACACTACTTTCCGCGACTTCTCGCAATGGGCGAAAGAAAAAGTATCGGGGGCAAGGTAAATGAAATGGATTCATAAAGGTGGAAAATCAAGACCAGATAAAAGATGTAAAAGTATCTTCACTCCTAAAAAAAGTGCTTGTAAGAAAAAACGTTAATAGATAAGTGAAGTTATCTTGTTTAATGTATGGCAGCACTTATATGTAATCTCCCATCAGTTGAGGTATGGGTTCGTAAAGAATATCTAACAGATCATCAATCTGGTCATGGAGAATTTGTAAAAGGCGTCTGGGTTTCGGCAAAGTCGATTCCTGGGCGTGCTTTTTATTTTGAGACATATTTACCAGAATATGCTGCAATGTATGATAAACTACCTATCAGCGCGTTTCTCTCGTCTCCGGCGCTTCCAGACCCCGATATGAACCTTCCTAACCTACAGTTCTGGAACTGTATGGATTATGGTGTAGTGGCAGTTACGAAGCAATTTATTGGTAGTATGGACTATGAGTTGTATACACGAGACTTTGGTATTCAGAAAGGTACTTATGTGTGTACATTAGACAATTATCATCAAGATCCTGATGTAGTTGATTATGCTACAAGTGAAAATCCTGCTGAACATAAGTCTCATAACCTAATTGAGTTAGATAATGGACAATATGCACTCTATCCAAACAATCGAATGCGTATTTTTGATAATAGTTTGACACCTGTTGAACCAAAAATGCCTGATTTTAAGGTTTCAACTGAATATTATCAAGTTGAAAATGGATTTGATCGACTTGGAATGGGTCGTGAGGATGAATATTTCTGGAAAACAGCAAAAGAACGTGAAAAAGAGACTGAAAATGCTGTTGACATGTATAAATCGCAAGAAAATCGACCACTTGACTCCCAATAAATATAGAAAAAGGGATAGAAACCCCCAAAAAAGTTCTAATTTACCTTTATTGGATCTAAAATGGGCAATTCACCTGTAGATAGAGACGAAAAGTATATGATGAAAATGTGGGGGACATCAAAATTAGTTACAGATTACATAAAAGAGGAAAATATGGATAAAAAAAGCAATCAAAAGATGCTTCGTGAGATAGCAGAGGATGATTTAACACCAAAAAAACGTGATTTTTTCAGCGAGACTGAATTATTTGAAAGAAATATTGAAAATGATAAAAATGGACCAAAACCTCTTTATGAATCCTAAATATTGCGAATAAATAATTCATAATTGTATTATTTTAAATGCCTCTAGAAAGGGTAAGTCAAGGTTTCAAAGATATTAGTATGACTTTTCAGAGCAATCCTCTGACAAATGACTTGATTGCGCTTAAAAATGCAAATGCAATTGCTCGTTCAGTGAGAAATATTGTATTTACCGTTCCTGGAGAAAAGTTTTTTGATGAAACTTTTGGTACAAACATCAATAAGTCTCTTTTTGATAATATTGATGTCCTTTCTGCTTCATTAGTTGTTGATCAAATTAGAGAATCGATTACAAACTTTGAACCAAGAGTAAGATTAGTTGATGTAAAAGCATTTCCTGATTTTGATAACAATTCTTTTGATGTAGTAATTGTTTATGAAATAATTGGAGCAGATATTCCACCTCAAGAGTTACAATTCGCTTTAGAGTCAACTAGGTAAACAATGTCACTAGTCAATTTTGCAAATCTTGATTTCAATCAAGTAAAAACAACACTTAAAGATTATTTAAGATCAAATTCCAATTTTACGGATTATGATTTTGAAGGATCTAACTTATCATCTATTCTTGATGTATTAGCATATAATACATATCTTACTTCATATAATGCAAATATGGTTGCAAATGAAGTATTCATTGATAGTGCGACATTGAGAGAAAATGTTGTTTCTTTAGCTAGAAATATTGGATATGTTCCAAAGTCAAGAAAAGCAGCAAGAGCGACAATAAGTTTTTTTGTAGATACTACTGGTATTGTACCAAGTCCCAGTACAATTACTTTAAGGAAAGGACCAGTTGTAACAACTCAAAGTTCTTTTGGGAATCAATCTTTCGTATTTTCCATTTTAAACGACATTACGGTTCCAGTTTTTGATGGAATTGCATCTTTTGATGAAATTCCTGTATATCAAGGTTCTTTATTAAGTTCTAATTTTACATATAGTTCAACAAATTTAAATCAAAAGTTTATATTACCAAACTCTGGTATTGACACTGAATTGCTGTCAGTAAGAGTCAAATCTTCAGAAGAATCAACTTCACAAGTTACATATGCTCTTCAAGATAGTTTATTCTCATTAAAAGAAGATAGTAAGGTTTATTTTATACAAGAAATTGAAGATGAAAGATATGAAATATTCTTTGGTGACGGTATTTTTGGAAAAAAATTAGAAGAAGGTAATTATATTACTGTTGATTATATAACTTCAGATGGCGACAGTGCGAATGGAGTGAGTCAGTTTTCATTTGCAGGTAGAATAACATATAATAAAAATTCTATTACATATCCAATTTCTTCTGGAATCTCTCTTATTACTACAGATCTTGTTTCTTCGGGTGGAGAAAATATTGAAAGTATAGATTCTATTAAAAAGTTTGCTCCTAAAATTTATGCATCACAAAATAGAGCACTAACTTCGGATGATTATGAATCTTTGATTCCAGCAAAAATATATACAGAAACTGAATCAATTTCTGTTTTTGGTGGAGAAGAAGTTATACCTCCACAATATGGGAAGGTTTTTATTAGTATTAAACCAAGAACTGGAGATTTTCTTCCAAATTTAATTAAAGAAAATATTAAATTAAAACTTAAGAAATATGCTGTTGCTGGTATAGTTCCAGAAATTCTTGATTTAAAGTATCTTTACTTACAAGTTGATTCAAAGATCTATTATAATTCAAATTTAGCACCAAGTTCAGATTATGTTTCTTCAATTGTACAAAATAATGTCAAAAAGTATTCAGAATCTACAGAGTTAAACAAATATGGTGCAAGATTTAAATATAGTAAGTTTTTAAAAACAATTGATGATAGTCACGAATCAGTAACATCAAACATCACAACTGTTCAGATGAGAAGGGATTTGAGACTTGTTTTAAATACTTTTGCAGAATATCAAATTGGATTTGGTAATGAATTCCATATTTCCAGAATGAGTGGATATAACATCAAGTCTAGTGCATTTAGAATAGCAGGTATCCAGCAAGATGTATATCTTGGAGATTTACCAGATAATAATAGGTCAACTGGATCTATTTTTATATTTACAGTACCTTCGGCAAATTCCACAGATGCAACAATCTTGAGAAGAGATGTTGGTAGAATTGATTATAAGAAGGGAATTATAACTTTAAATCCCATCAATGTTTTAGCTGGAAAAATAAAAGATGGGCAAGCAATTCTTGAAATTTCTGCAGTGCCACATTCAAATGATGTTGTCGGATTACAGGACTTATATTTGCAACTAGATATTAGTAAGAGTAATTTTGAAACAATAGTTGATAATATTGAATCTGGTTTAGATCCATCTGCATCTAATTACATTTCCTCCTCAAGTTACTCTAATGGAACATTAGTTATACCTACAGAACAAATTGGAACAGTAGAAAATCAAGTAGCAGTTTCTAATACACTTCCTGCTAGTCAAATTATATCAGGAACCACTCCTACTTCATCTACCTCATCTACTTCGTTTAATACGGGTTCAGGTTCATCTTATTAATTTAATTTAAGTCAAAAAATAATTCAGTAACATGACGAATCAAAGAGTTCAGTTTAACAACGTTATTCAAAATCAATTACCTTCCTATGTCAGGGAAGAATTTCCGTTGATATCTGAATTTTTAAAGCAATATTATTTGTCACAGGAAGTTAAAAGTGCTCCTCTGGATTTAATACAAAATATTGACAAATATATTAAATTAAATGAAAATACAAATCTTGTTAGTTCTACAATTTTAAGAGATGATGTTGATTTTATTGATGATACAATCGTTGTTGACCTTACATTTTCTCCAACAGGAACTCAAGGATATCCTGATACTTATGGATTGATTCAAATTGATAATGAAATAATTACATATACAGGAAAAACCGATAGATCTTTTACTGGATGTATTCGTGGTTTTAGTGGAACGTTAGATTATACGGATGAAAATAATTTAGATGTATTAACATTTTCTTCAACTGAAGCAGAGGAACATAAAAAAGGTTCTGAGATTAAAAATTTAAGTTCATTATTTCTTACTGAATTTTTAATTAAAATTAAGAGGCAATTACTGCCTGGACTAAGCAATACTGAATTAAATTCAGAGTTAAATCAAAATACTTTTATCAAACAATCAAAAGATTTTTATTCTTCAAAGGGAACGGATCGATCTTTTGAGATCTTATTTGGAGCTTTGTATAATGAGAAAGTAAAAGTATTAAAACCAAGCGAATACTTAATTCAACCATCTAATGCAAATTACGTAGTAACTAATGATCTTGTTGTAGAAGCAATTGTTGGAGATCCTTTACAACTTGAAAATTCTACTTTGTATCAAGATAAGTATAGGGATACTTTTGAAAAATCATTTGTACCTATTTCAAAAGTAGAAGAGGTAGTTTCTAAAACTGGCAAGTCTTACTATAAACTTGGATACGATGCGGGATATAATAGGGATTTAAATGTTGATGGAGCTTTATATGGAAACTTTAAAGTTCATCCTAAAACTAAAGTAATAGGTAACGTTTCTTCTGGATCTGATGTTATTGACGTAGATTCTACTATTGGGTTTGAGTCTTCAGGAGAACTATTGGTTACGTACAGTGATGAAACTTTTGGTGTTATTGAATATACTTCTAAATCAAACAATCAGTTTTATGGATGTTCAAATATAACAGGAACTATTTTAGATGCATCTGACATATCAGTAAATACTTATGCATATGGATCATATATTAACGAATCTGGAGAAGAAGAAATAGTAGAGGTTAGAATTAATTCAGTATTAAATTCTTTAGATTATCCAGAAGACAATCAATATTATACTGAAAATGATTCTGTAGTTGTTCAAAGTTTAGGATCAAACGCAAAAGATTTAATAACAAAAAACTGGATATATAATTTACCTTCAAGATATAAAGTTAATAATGTAGACTTATTAAGTTCTGTTGACAGGACATATAAAATCTTTTTGGAAAATGATCAGTATCTTTATATTGGAGATTCTATATCTTTAATACAAACCAATGGAGTATCTATAAATGGTAGAATTATCAGTATAGACTCAAAAAATTCATTTAGTGCGAGTTTTGATAATAATTTAAATTTAAATCTTTTTTCTTATGTAAAGAGAAATATAAAAAAATCTTTTTCAAATAATTTTGTTGATATCTCAAAATATTGGGCAAATGTTCAAAACGTATATACGAATGTTCCCGAAACTATTACAAATAAACCAAGTAAAATTTTAGTATCTTCTAATTCTTTACCAAATTATAATGAACAAACATTAAATGCAAAATCTAAATCGGTTACTTTTTCTGGAAGTTTTTTTGGTGAAGATTTAACCATTTTAGATCATGGATTTTACACGGGAGATGTCGTATATTATACTCCCCAAAAAGTTACGGAATCATCAACAGATATAGATGGTATTGTCACCACAACAACCTCTGTCCAAAGTTCTTTATTTTTGGAAGGTGAAGATTTCTTATTTGGAGAAGGAATTTATTATATTAAAAAAGTAAATCAAAATACAATAAAGTTATCAAAAAGTATTTCTGATATTTACAACTCAAGATTTTTATCTATTGGATCTGAAACTGGACTTCCTGCGGTTGTATCTGGTAGTAAATTAGAATTTGTAGAATCAAATAACAAAACATTAAAACCACAAAAACTTTTAAGAGAAATTTGTGATCCTATCGTAGACGGTGATTTATACGAAACACAACCAGGTTTTAATGGAATTTTGGTTAATGGAGTAGAAATTTTAAATTATAAATCTTCTGATGCAATTTATTATGGGGAGATTGAATCAATTGAGGTTACTTCTCCAGGATCAGAATATGATATAATCAATCCACCAAACTTAGTCATCGAGGACTCTATTGGAACTGGAGCTACTGGAAATGTTTCTCTTTCCGGTTCCTTAAATGAAATAAGAATACTTGATAGTGGATTTGATTATCAAAATGTTCCGACTATCAAAATTTCTGGAGGAAATGGATTTGGAGCAAAAGCAATTGCAAATATGACTTTGGTTGAACACTCTCCAGAATTTTATTCAGATCAAGGTTCTGCAAGAATAAGTATTGGTTCCTCCCAATCTACAATTGGATTTGGAACATATCATAAATTTAGAAATGCAGAAAAAGTTATATATCAATCAAATTCTCAACAAGAAGTTGGTGGTTTGATTTCTGAGTCTTTTTATTATCTTTCTATAGTAGATGCATTTACTGTTAAAGTTCATGAAAATCAAAATGATGCGATTCTTGGAATTAATACAATAACATTAACATCATATGGTGAAGGAAAGCACAATTTTAAATCTGTAAATAACAAATCCGTCGTAGATTCTATTAATGTTGTTTCTGCAGGAGTTGGTTATGAAAATAAATTAAGAACAGTACCATCTTCTGGAATCAGCACATCCTCTAATGAAATAACAATTAAGAACCATGGATATAATTCAAAGGAAATTGTAAAATATATTACAGATGGGACTGAAATTGGAGGTCTTACCAACGACTCCGAATATTATATAACTAAAATTGATGATGATAATTTTAAACTATCGTTAATTGGTAACGATTCTGACAAATTATTTTATTTTAATACAAACCAATATATAAATCTTACATCTTTTGGATCAGGTACGCACCAATTTAACTATCCAGATATTTCAGTAACTATAAATGGTGCGATTGGCATTTCTTCTGTTGGAACAGAAACTTTCGAATGTAAAATTAAACCCATTTTTAGAGGAGGAGTTACTTCTATTAATCTGACAAATAATGGCGTTGGATATGGTTCATCTGATATTATCAACTATAGAAAAGAACCATTGATATCTCTCACTAGCGGGAATGGAGCACAAGTTCAACCTATTGTATCTAATGGCACAATAACAGAAGTGTTAATATTAAATGGTGGGAGTGGATATACTTCTGATGTAGACTTAATTATTGATAATGATTTTGGCAATGGTATTGGTGCCGTTTTAACTCCAATAATTGAAAATGGTTCTTTATCAGAAGTAAAAGTTATTGGCGGAGGAATTAATTACGATCAATCAACCTTGTCCATTTTAGTTTCTTCTCCAGGAGCAGGCGCAACTTTTTTACCAAAAGTAAAGAAATGGAATATTAATTTATTTGAAAGATATTTAAAATCTTTCACACAAGATGATGGATTTATATCTAAGTCTATTAATCCAAATAGAGAACTTCAGTATTCTCACATTTATGCGCCAAGAAAATTAAGAGAAATTTTATTTTCGACCGACCAGTCAGGAGAAACTGTATATGGGCAGAAAGATTTAACTAGAGAATCTAATGTAGAAATTGATTCAAAATACCATTCTCCTATTATTGGTTGGGCATATGATGGACATCCAATATATGGTCCATATGGATATAATAAAATAACTGGTGGAATTATTACACAATTAAAGTCCGGTTATGTATTAAATTCTACTAGACCCTTTGGACCACCAACAGAAATTTATCCTTTAGGATTTTTTGTAGAGGATTATACTTATAAAAATGTAAGTGACGAAAATACTTTAGATGAAAATAATGGAAGATTTTGCGTTACCCCAGAATTTCCAAAAGGAACATATGCATATTTTGCAACACTTGATCTCGCTGCTGGAAATGAATCTCCATTTAGTGGTTATAAAAAACCCGTTTTTCCATATTTAATTGGAAATAATTTTAAAACCACTCCAAACCAATTTAACTACAAATCAAGTTCAAATCAAGATGATTATGATTTGAACAACTCTAATTGGTTGAGAAACACTGCACCATATAACTTAAGCGATAAAAATATAAATTATGAATATCTTAATATACCAAATGAATTAGATCAGGAAGCAAAATTATTGCAACCTTTGACTGGAAAAGTTGATAATATTGGAATTTTAACTGGAGGAAAAAATTACAAAGTAAATGATAATATTGTATTCAGTAATGAAAATACTGGAGGATCTGGAGTATCTGCTAAAGTATCCAAACTGGAAGGTAAGACTGTATCCAATATAAGCGTGGCCACTTCTAGTATAACAAACATAGAGATGGTTTCAAGAGGGAGTAATAATCAATTAACACTGATTGCACCAAATCCTCATAATTTTGAAGATGAAGATATAATAACACTTACAAGTTTTTCTAACGATAAATTTAAATTTGATGGAAATTATAATATTGGAGTAGGTTCTAGTAGTATATTATCTCTGGTTGGGTTGGGAACTACTACAGTAGCAGTTGAGGATGTATCTTCAACCGGTATAGTAACTTATTTTAATGTAAGGGGAATATTTGAAGACTTAAAGGCAAATGACATTCTTGGTATAGGAACAGAAAGAGTAAAGGTTCTTAACGTTGATAAAGAATTGTCTAGAATTAGAGTATTGAGATCTATAGAAGGAACATCCGGAAGTAGTCATGATTTTTCTACTATTCTAAATTTAGATCATAAGAGATTAACTATTAATACAGGAATTCCAACTGATTTTAATTTCAAAGAAAATAAAGAGATTTATTTTGAACCATCAGAGTCTGTTGCTTTAGGTACATCTTTTGGGGTTGGCATCACATCAACATTGTATTTTTCAAATCCAGGAGCAGGATCCACCCAAATTTCTATACCAACAAAATCAATTTACTTAAAAAATCATGGATTGGAAACTGGAGATATTGTAACATATTCTCCAAATGTTGGATCGGGAATATCTGTAAAGGACCTTTCTGGAACTGAATTTTCGCTTATTGATCAACAATCATTATATGTTGCAAAATTGACTGATAATTTGATTGGATTATCCACCGTCAAAGTTGGTCTGGGTACATTAGGTTCTTTTGTTGGTATTGCTAGTACTGAAAGGTCTTCCTCAACACTATTCTTTGTTGGCCTTGGTACTGGAACATATCATAGTTTTAAAACAAATTATGAGTCTCTCACATCTGAAATTAGTAGAAATGTAGTAAATGTTGCTACTTCAGAAACTCATGGTATGAAAGAAGATCATGTTGTTTTTGTAAATGTTAATCCAGGTTTATCTACAGAATTTGTAGTTAATTACAACGATTTTAATAGAAAACTTGTCATAAATCCATTTAACTTTGTTTCTGGTGATGTTAATACGATTAATAATTCTATTACAATATCAAATCATGGATTTAGTAATGGTCAAAAAGTATTATATTCAGCAACTACCGCTATCGGTGGACTCGTAAACAATTTTGAATACTATGTCTTTAGAGTAGATAATAATACGATTAGATTATCAAATTCTTATTATGATTCTACAAAATCAAATCCATCTACCATAAACTTGACCAGTGCCTCTGATGGAACAATATCTTTAGTAAATCCACCTTTAACGGTTTACAGAGATTCTACAGTTACATTTAATCTTGCAGATTCGTCTCTTTCATATTTAAACAATTCAGTTAGATATCCTGCATTTGAGTTTGATTTTTATATTGATGAAAATATGGTCCAAAAGTATGAAAAAAATATTGATAGTGATGATTTCCAAGTTACCAGAACAGGAACTATAGGGGTATCTACAAATGCAAGCATTACTTTAACGATAAACTCAAAAACTCCCAATAACATTTACTACAAGTTGAACCCAGTATATGATAGCATTTTACCAAAAGTAAAGAAAGAGATAGTAGAAGACTCTGAAGTAAAATCTAATAATACAATATTATCAAAATATAGCGTCTACAATGGTAAATATAGAATTAAAAGTGTAACTGATACTACATTCAAATATCTATTACCAAAAACTCCCGAAAAAGTATCTTATGCATCTTCTACGTCAGAATTGTCATATGAGACTGACTGTACCCATGCTTTTGGGGCAATATCAGAAATTGTGTTAACAAATGGTGGAAATAATTATAAATTCTTACCAGAAATTTTATCTGTAAATACTGAAAAGGGAAGTGGTGCAGAGTTTGAATTATCTAGTAGTTCTATTGGCAAATCTAAAAAAATAGAAATAACTGATATTGGATTCGATTTCTCATCAGATAAAACTGTTAGACCTTCAGCATCTTTCCCACAAGTATTAAAAATTGATTCTTTATATTCATTTGAGTCTATAGGTATTACTTCTGTCGGTGTTGGATATATAAAATCTCCTAAACTTTTAGTATTTGATGGAAAAAATAAAAATCAAATAACAGATATTGATATTGAATATACTTTAGGAGATACTCAAGTTACAATAATTAAAAACACATTTTCTTTGAGTAATGTCCCTCCAACAATTCTTCCAATACAGAATACAAATGGTGTTGGTATTTCTACCATAGAGTATAATTCAAACACCAAAGATGTTACAGTAACTCTTTCTGTAGGATTCTCTGATTTTGGAACTTTCCCATTTAGTGTTGGAGATAATGTTATTGTAGAAGGTGTCAATGTTCAATCATCATCTGTTGACGAGTTAGGTGTAATTACAGTAGAAGATTCTGGAGAAGGATTTAATAGTGAAGATTATGATTACAAACTTTTCACCATTTCTGATGTAGATGAAAATATTGGTGGAATTGGAACAGTAACATTTAATTTAGATGGTTATATAGAAGATGGAAAAACTCCCGGAATCTTTAATCCAACTAAGTCTTCTGCAAGAATAGTTCCTGAAAAACACTTTCCAATTTTTAATAGTGTTCTTAGAGAGAATGCATATATTGAAGGAGAAAAAGTTAATGGTCTGATTTCAAATGCAGAGGGAATTGTTCAAAGTTGGGATTCTGCGAATAGTTTATTAAAAGTTTCTTCTAGAAAATCGTTTGAAATTGATGAAATAGCGCAAGGAAAAATTTCAAAGGCTCAAGGAATAGTATCTAAGAGATCTAAAAATTTATCTTCATTTAAAGTAAATTCCCAATCAAATGTAATTAATGGATGGCAAAACATTTATGGATTTTTAAATAATAATCTACAAAGAATACAAGATAGTTTCTATTATCAAAAGTTCTCCTATTCTTTAAAATCAAGAGTTGATTATGATACCTGGGATAGTGTAGTTAGTTCTTTAAATCACACGTTAGGATTTAGAAAATTCTCAGATTTGCAATTAGAATCTGTTTCAGACTTATCAAATGCAGTACAAGTTCCAGATGATGTTGGTTATATAGAGGTTATCAACGATCTGACAAGTTTTATAGATTTAAATTGTGTTAATGATTTTGATTTTGTTAGTGAAAATTCAAAAGTTATTGGTGGTAGATTAATTTCTGATGAGATAGTATTTTCAACTAGAATTTTAACAGATTACTTTGAATCTATTGGGAATAGAGTTCTTTCTATTGATGATATAAGCGAATCTTTTAATAGTAATCCAAGACCAACAAAGTATAGTGTTGTAGATACATTTGATTTGAGTGGATTTAGAGCACAAAAATACTTTATATTGGTAAGTGATAAAAGATTTACTGCTCAAAGACAATTAATGGCAGTAACTACAATAACTGATGATAATTATGGATATGTAAGTCAATATGGAAGAATAGAATCTCAACAAGAATTAGGATCCTTTGATCTTTTTATCGATTCATCCAACCTTACAGGAAGTTTGGTTTTCTTCCCAATTAAGTTCGTAGTTAATGATTATAATTTAACAAGAATTGAATATAAGTTGGAAGATGTTTTACTTGGAATAGGATCTACTAATATTGGTGGAGTATCTACTATAGAATCCAATAGTGTTCAAGTAAATTCAGGAATTTCAACAACAATCGTTAGCATTGCAAATACTTTTAGCACTTTAAAAGTACTATTGGAAATTACACCAGATATAAGTGCTTCTACTATATCTTATGGTTCAACTTCAGAATTCAATTCTTTAGAGTTTGAATTTAACGAACTTACGGTTGTTAATAATGGAACTGATGTAAGTATTCTTGAATATGGAAGATTAAACACTACATTTTTAAATGAATATTCTCTCACTGGATATGGAACGTATTTTGGATATATTGATGGAGGCGATTTAAAGATTGATTTCACACCTTCGGTTGGATTTGGAACAGTTGGAGTTGTAAATTCTATTGTAGTTGGACTTGCCAATTCAGAATCTACTGGAAGTGGTTCTATTGACCTTAGTAATGTATTAGTTGATGTTAAGACAACATCTATAGCATCTTCAGGATCTCCAACCGAAAATGTTATTGGTTTCTATGAACAAGAATATGAGGCAGCATACTTCTTAGTTCAAATAATTGATACGTCAAATAATGAATATGAATCTATGGAAGTTATGGTTCTTGATGATTATATTTCTAGTTCAGGAACGGGCGATTCATATTATGTTGAATTTGGAAATGTGATAACTTCTTCTGGATTGGGAACTATAGGAACAAGGGTTTCTGCTGGAGGAACTGTTGATCTTTTATTTACGCCCAAAGCAAATATTGATGCACAAGTGAAAGTGTATATGAATTCTCTTAAGCATACATTTCCCTCTACTGATCCAATAGACTTTACAAATGCAGAAATTAATTCTGAATATAGCAGTTATACTGGAACAAATAGAGATGTTAAGAGGTCGTTTAATTTATTCCACAAAAATGATCCAATTTTTGAAAGATATTTTAATCCACAAGAAAATACAATAGTAGACATTCAAGAAAATACTATTGAAATTCCAAATCATTTCTTTGTTACTGGCGAAAATATTATATATTACAATACCGATAGTAACACAAGTATTGGTGATTCTTTATCTGTTGGAATTGCCACAACATCTATTACTGGTGTTGGTGTTACTGACAAATTACCTTCTGGGGTTGAATCAAGTCTATATGTGATCAAAGTTAACACTAACAAAATACAATTAGCTTCTAGTGCTGCAGATGCATTAAATTCCATTCCAAAAGTATTGGATTTGACTAGTGTTGGTATAGGATCAGAGCATAGATTTGTTGCAACTAATCAAAATGCAAAGGCAATTATTTCTTTAGACAATGTTATTCAATCTCCTGTAGTATCTTCTGCAGTAACAACAACACTTACAGATTCTATAGTTGAGATTGACGATTTAATTACTCTTTCAAGTGTTGATTCAATATTTGGAAGTGATTTGCTTAAAGTTAACAATGAAATAATGAAGGTTGAAAGCGTTGGTGTTGGAGGTACTAATATTTTAAGAGTCCGTAGAGAGTGGTTAGGAACAGGACTTTCTACTCATTCTTCTGGAGATTTGGTCACAAAGGTTGTTGGTAACTATAATATTACAGGAAATGTTTTAACATTCTCTGAAGCACCATATGGAAATACTCCTATTGGTTCTACTACAAATCCACCGGATGAAAGAGATTGGGAAGGAATAACCGAATCTTCTTCTTTCCATGGAAGAACATTTATGAGATCTGGAATTGTGAATAGTTCTAATGACACTTATTATAAGAACTATTTGTTTGACGACATTTCGGACAATTTTGATGGTGATACTAGTGACTTTACATTAAAATCAAATGGTTCTAACTTTAGTGGAATATCTGACGAAAATGCAATTGTTTTAATTAATGATATGTTCCAGTCTCCTGGAATCTCTGAAAACTATACTTTATCAGAAAATGTTGGAGTAACCACAATATCATTTACTGGAACTGCAACATCAACATCATCTGATGCAAACACAACAAATCTTCCAAGAGGTGGAATTATTCTTTCCGTTGGTTCTTCTGAGGGACTAGGATATCAACCACTTATTTCTGCAGGAGGAACTGCTACTGTTTCTGGATTGGGAACTATTTCTGCAATTAGTATTGGTAACAGTGGATCTGGATATAGAGCAGGTGTTCAAACAGTCAATGTTGGCGTATATACTGCAGTAACTGGCAATATAAACGTTGAATTTATTGGAACAGCAACTGTAAGTAATGGTAATGTTGTAAGTATTGCTATTACTAATCCTGGATCAGGATATACATCAACAAATCCACCATACGTTGTTTTTGATGATCCTCTGAGTTATTCTAATATTCCACTTGAATATAGTTCAACGTCTTCTGGAATTGGAACTGCTGCAACAATAGATGTTGTTGTTGGACAAGGTTCTAGTGTAATTTCTTTTGAAGTTAGAAATACTGGATATAAGTATGAAATTGGAGATATATTAACTCTTCCAATCGGAGGATTAACAGGAATTCCTACTACATCATCATATAGTGAGTTCCAATTAACAGTAGATGAAGTATTTGTTGATGAGTTTTCTGGGTGGTCGGTTGGAGAACTTGAAGTTCTTGATAATTTTGATAATTTATTTGATAATGAAACCAAAGTATTCCAAATTAAGAGAAATCAAATTGCAGTAACAATTCTTGCATCACCAGGGTCTCAAATAAACATTCAAGATAATCTTCTAATCTTCATTAATGATATTCTTCAAGTTCCAGGAGAAAGTTATAGTTTCACAGGAGGTAGTTTAATAAAATTTAATGAAGCACCAAAAGTAGGAGATACCTCAAAGATTATCTTCTACAAAGGAAGTAAAGATGTTGATGTTTTGTTTAGAGAAATTATTGAAACTGTAAAAGAGGGAGATGAACTAACAATTTACAATGAAAGATCTTTGGGACAGGATTCTACTTTACTTGAAGAAGAAAGAACTGTAACATCTGTGATTTCTGCAGATTTAGTTTCAACCTATCCATATTATGGTCCAGGTAATACTGCCGATGAAAATCTTCTCAGACCTGTTATTTGGTGTAGGCAAACTGAAGATAGAATTATTAATGGACAGGAAGTTGGAAAAGATAGAGAACTGTATGAACCAATTATTAATCCATGTGCTTATTTAATTGATGGTGTGGGTATCGGGTCAACTATTGTATATGTTGATAATATTAGACCTTTCTTTGATCCCGCAAATGAAAATGACATTAGTGTCTCTTTCCAAAATAATGTAACTATTGTCTCACAAAATGAAAAAGTTGCTGCTGCAGCAACAGCAGTGGTTTCTTCTGGTGGAACAATCACATCAATTATAATCTCTGATGGCGGAAATGGATATACTTCCACACCTTCAGTAACTATTCAAAGTCCAAATGAATCTGGAACAATTTCAACTGCTATTGCATCAATTACTTCTGGTATTGTTACATCAATAACAGTATCAAATCCAGGATCTGGTTATGATTCGACAAATCCACCACAGGTTCTGATTGGAGCACCTACTTTTGATTCTGAAAGTAATAAAGTGATTTCCTATGAGGGTGATTCTGGTACAATTGTTGGATTTGGTTCTACTACTATAGGTGGAGTTAATAAGATTATATTTGACTTGTATATTCCAGAAGATTCATATCTTAGAGATTCTGCAATTGCTGGATCTGCAGTAACATTAAGTTCTTTATCTGTAGGAGATTATTTTGTAGTTTATAATTCAAATATTGAATTAGAACAACCT